AGAACTGACGGTTTTCATTTCCGAAAACCTGAGGCTTGAACTCAGTGATGAAAAAACAAAAATCACCCACAGTTCAGAAAATGCAAGATTTTTAGGATATGACATTAATGTCAGAAGAAACAATCAGACAAAGCGAAAAGCAAATGGAACGATACAGCGAACATTGAACCAATCTGTAGAATTACTTGTTCCAATGGAACGAATTGAAAAGTTTATGTACGACAGAGAAATTGTTGTACAAGCTAAAGACGGCAGTCTTGTTCCATGGCAGAGAGGTGCTATGGCAGGACTATCTGATTTAGAAGTGTTAGATACCTACAACTCACAAACACGAGGAATTTGCAATTATTACGGTCTTGCAAGTAATTTCAGCAAGCTAACATATTTCGTGTATCTCATGGAGTACAGCTGTTTGAAAACACTTGCAAAAAAGCACAAAACCAGAATATCCGCTATTAAGAAAATGTACAAGTTTGGACATTCGTGGGGAATTCCCTATGAAACTAAAGACGGTAAAAAACGAATAATGATAGTAAGATTCTCTGACCTGAAAAAAGGTGCTGTTTATCATAATGCAGACACAATTAAGCATCACATTCATTATACAAATAGCAACGCATTAGAGGATAGGTTACGTGCAAAACAATGTGAACTCTGTGGAGCTACAAATATTCCATTGGAAATTCATCACATTAACAAGCTGAAAAATCTCAACGGAAAAGAACAATGGGAAAAGGCTATGATTGCAAGAAAAAGAAAAACTCTGGTTGTGTGTAAAAATTGCCATAATGCAATTCATCATTCGTCATAACATAAATGGAAAGCCGTGTACATCGAGAGGTGTAAGCACGGTTTGGGGAGAGGCTTGTGCAAACCGATATTGGAAACAATGCACGGCGGTACTTGCCTACTCTACATGAAATTCACCCCCATTGCAATTCCCAATAATGAAGCACAGTTTCTGGAAACCAGAAAGTTTCAGATTGAAGAAATCGCAAGAATGTACCGTGTACCGCTTCATATGATCGGCGACCTTGACCATGCAACATTCAGTAACGTAGAACATTTATCCCTTGATTTCGTGAAATACAGTCTTGACCCTTGGATCGTTCGATGGGAGCAGTCTTTGCAGAAAGCACTTCTTTCTGATTCTGAAAAGGGACAGTATTTTGTGAAGTTCAATGTAGACGGACTTCTGCGTGGCGATTATGCTTCCCGTATGCAGGGCTATGCTACCGCAAGACAAAATGGCTGGATGTCGGCGAATGACATCCGAGAACTTGAAGATATGAATATGCTTTCTGAGGAAGAGGGTGGAAATCTGTACCTCGTAAATGGCAGCTTCACCAAACTTGCTGATGCAGGTGCATTTGCAAATCAAAATCAAGAAAAGGAGGAAGAAACCGAATGAAGAAATTCTGGAACTTTGTAAAAAATGAAGATACATCAGAAACGGAACTTCTGTTTAACGGACCTATTTCGGAAGATACCTGGTGGGGCGATGAAGTGACACCTGCCCTTTTCCGTGACGAACTTTCAAAAGTAAACGGAAATCTGACAGTCTGGCTGAACTCACCAGGGGGCGATGTGTTCGCAGCAAGTCAGATTTATTCCATGCTCAAAAATCATAAAGGCAAGGTTACTGTGAAAATTGATGGCATTGCCGCCTCTGCTGCGTCTGTTGTGGCGATGGCAGGCGATGAAACCTTGATTGCACCGACTGCCCTAATGATGATTCACGACCCCAGCACTTGTGCTATGGGAAACAAGGCAGATATGGAAAAAGCTATCATCTTGCTTGATGAAGTCAAAGAGAGTATCATCAATGCCTACGAAACCAAATCCCACCTCAGCAGAAACAAGATCGCAAAGCTGATGTCCGATGAAACATGGCTCAATGCAAAAAAGGCTCATGAAATGGGATTTGTGGACGGGATTCTCTTTGCAGATAATAAAAAGTCCGTTCCTGAAAAGGAAAGTGAACTGAATGAGGAAGAACCTGAAAAAGAAGATTCTCTTACCGCAATGACCTATTCCAAATCGAAGAATCTATCTGCATTCTTATCCAAAGTATCTGCATCGGCAGAATCCGTTACAGGCACACCAATTGACCAGCTTGAAAAAAGACTGGCACTTTTGAAATATTGATTGGAGGAATTGATTATGACGATTAAAGAACTCAGAGAAAAGAGAAAGAAGGCTTGGGACACTGCCCGTGATTTTCTCGACAGCAAGAGAAATGCAAACGGCGTTCTCAGCGAGGAAGATTCCAAGACCTACGATGCGATGGAGCAGACCATTGTTGACCTTGGCAAAGAAATTCAGCGTTTGGAACGACAGGCTGAAATCGAAGCAGAAATGAATAAGGCAACTTCCACTCCTGTTCTCGGAAAACCCGCAACTCCGAATATAACTGAAAAGACAGGTACAGCAAGTGATACTTACAAGAATGCTTTCTGGAACAGTATTCGTAACCGCAACTGGATGGATATTCATAATGATTTACAGATCGGCACTGATGCAGAGGGCGGCTATCTTGTGCCGGACGAGTTTGTGCGCCTGTAAAAGGCGATGTTTACAGTAGATTAGGCTCTACACCGCACAGCAGAGCGGTTGTCAATCTGCCTAACCGATGACAGGAAACTGGACACGGGAACACAGCACGGCAGAAACGCAGGAAACGTCAAAAGGATATGAGGCGAGTAGTACCTGCAATGACAAGATAACATAAGGATAAGGCTGGATTGCCAAAGCAAAGGTTAGCTCCTTTTTCGTGGGAGGGTGTGGAAATTATCCTGAAACCACTCTCATGACCCCACCATAATATTGAATTCGTTATGGTGTCTGCTATAGGTCATGAAGCAAGCGTGAGAACACGTGAGATAAACCGAAATGATATCCGACAGTTATCACTTGCCTATAAGCATCGTTAAACAGGGATTGCCTAAGTGGAAATGCCGAAAGGCTATGTCTATTCGAGACTGAATATTCCATATGGCAACGGAGCTTCCGTAGTAGTCCGAGGTGGATAACGCCCACTACATGGCGAAGGGAAGCAGTTTGTTAATTCCAAAGTAAGAAGATGAAAGGGAGGAGAATCCTCATGAATCCAACATCGGAGATTTTGGAGCGTGTCAATAAAAGTTCCTCGGAACATCACGACGGAGTCTTTACAAGACTCTTTCGCTACCTTCTGAGAGAGGACATTTATTTTGCAGCTTACCAGAAATTATATGCAAACAGTGGAGCAATGACTCCCGGAAGTGACAACGACACTGCTGACGGTTTTAGTGCTGAATATGTGCATGAACTGATTGAAGAATTGAGGTCAGGAAAGTACAAACCGAAGCCTGTGCGCAGAGAATATATCAAGAAACAGAACGGAAAAATGCGCCCACTGGGTATTCCGTCATTTCGAGATAAACTTCTGCAAGAGGCGGTTAGAATGTTTCTGGAAGCAATCTATGAACCGTTATTTTATGACCAGTCACATGGTTTCAGACCGGAGAGAAGTTGTCATACAGCTCTCGACCAGATAAAGACAAATTTTCGTTCTGTAAAATGGTTCATAGAAGGCGACATCAAGGGTTGCTTTGACAATATAGACCACGCAGTGCTTATTAAAACGTTAGAAGTCAAAATCAAGGACAGCAGATTTATCAATATTATCAGAGCTTTCCTGAAAGCAGGTTATGTGGAAGATTTTCAATATCATACCACAATCTCCGGTACACCACAGGGCGGAATCATTTCCCCTATTCTGGCAAATATATACCTGCATGAGCTTGACCGGAAAGTCATGAAACTCAAGGAAAAGTTCGATAAGCAGTCTACACGACACCAGACACCGGAATATCTTCATTTAGCGAAAAGAAGGCAGACACTTCAAAAGAAGATTGACAGGGTAAAAGGTGAGGAACGTGAGCTTGCAATCAAGGAATATAAAGCGGTGTGCAATCAAAAATTGAAAACGCCCGCAAGAATGTCCGACGATAAAAAGCTTGTATACTGCCGATATGCTGATGATTTTCTAATTGGAATCAGCGGAAGCAGAGAAGACTGTGAAGAAATTAAAGAGATTCTGAGAGAATTTCTATCAACGCAGTACCATTTAGAGTTGAGTGCTGAGAAAACAAAGATCACACACAGTGCTGAACGAGTACGTTTCCTTGGTTATGACGTTGCGGTACGCCGAAGCCAGAAGATAAAGAAAAAGGCAAACGGTGTTAAACAAAGAACGCTGAATAACTCTGTAGAATTAACTGTACCTCTCGAAGATAAGATCATGCAGTTCCTGTTCAAAAACGACATCATAGAACAAAAACCAAACGGAGAAATCTGGGCGGTTTGCGTTCCAAGATTAAGACATCTTTCGGAAGTGGATATTGTGAACAGGTATAATGCACAAATCCGTGGCATTTGCAATTATTACTGCTTAGCAGCGAATTATGATAAGCTGAATTATTTCCGTTATCTTATGGAATATAGCTGTCTAAAGACGCTTGCAAGCAAAAGCAACAGCACAACGAGAAAAATCATCCAAAAATATCGTCATGATGGCAAATGGGCTATTCCCCATGAAGTTAAAGGCGGTATCAAATATGCAAAGCTTGTCTCGTTAGCTGACTGCAAAGCCGGTAAGTTGATGTCCGATAAAGACCCATGGCAATACAAATCCTTTGACCCGAAAAAGCTGTCACAATATGTGCGGTTAAGCGCAGGGGTATGTGAGCTGTGTGGTGATAATAGTGATTCCTGCTGTATTTATCATGCAGGTAAAATGAAGAATCTGAAAAGCACTACGGAATGGGGCAAGAAAATGCTTCACATGAGACGTAAAACGTTGATTGTTTGCCCGAAATGCTTCAAAAAGATTCACAGGGAACAAAATAAATGACATGTCAATAATGAATGGAAAGCCGTGTACATCGAGAGGTGTAAGCACGGTTTGGGAGGGGCTTTGTGCAAACCTGTCATCGAAAGATGATAAGGCGGCACACTGCTACCTCACGAAAAGAAGCTCATTTCTGCACTGGAAGAAGAAAATGTATTCCGTCCTCTTGCTACCAAGATCCAGACATCCAGTGGTGACAGAAAGATTCCTGTAATCACACAGAAAGGCGAGGCATCGTGGATGGAGGAAGAAGAGGCATATTCTCTCTCCGATGATGCCTTTGGTCAGATCGCACTTTCCGCTTACAAGGTAGGCACGGCCATCAAGATCTCGGAAGAACTCCTCAACGACAGCGTTTTTGATCTGCCGTCCTACATCGCAAAGGAATTTGCAAGAAGAATTGGTTCTAAGGAAGAAGAAGCGTTTCTGATCGGTGATGGCAAGGGTAAGCCGACCGGTATTTTTGCTGCTGTCGGCGGTGCGGAAAATGGTGCAACGACCTCTACTGCAAACATTTCTTTTGACGACATGATCGAACTTTTCTACTCTGTCAAGTCGCCTTACCGAAAGAAAGCAGTATGGGTGCTGAATGAACAGACAGTAAAGGCACTCCGCAAATTAAAGGACAACACCGGAAACTATATTTGGCAGCCTGCCGTCAGCAGCGGACTTCCTGACACCATTCTCAATCGTCCGTATGTTACTTCTGTATATGCTCCGGTTTCTGCAGCAGGTGCAAAGCCGATCGCATTTGGCGATCTCTCCTATTACTGGATCGCCGACCGTCAGGGCAGAAGCCTGAAACGTTTGAATGAACTCTTTGCCATGAACGGACAGGTTGGTTTCCTTGCCTCCCAGCGTGTAGACGGCAAGCTCATTCTTCCCGAAGCCGTCAAGACACTTACCATCAAAAAGGCGTGATGTTATGATCACGCTGAAAGAGGCAAAAAACTATCTGCGAGTGGACTATGAGGAAGATGATAAGCTGATTCAGAATCTTCTTTTTACGTCAAAACAACTTGTGATGGACGTTGGCAGAATGGACGAATCGGAACTTGCTGAAAATGAAGATACCGTGCGGACAGCAATGCTTTTCGCACTTGGGTATCTTTATGAAAACAGAAGTTCTCCGGATTATCAGAAACTGACCTTAAATCTGCGTTCTATTTTGTTTGCACAAAGAGAGGGTGTGATGTAATGGAGATCGGAAACCTGAATCAGAGAATCACCATTTTGGAACACAGAACAGTTGTGGACGAGATCGGCAACCATATTACAAAATGGGAAGAAACCTTTTCATTATGGGCAAAGGTTACGGTAAAGACAGCAACAGAAACAACAGATGCAGGGATAACCAGAGAGGTGCAGAAGCTGGAATTTCTGGTTCGTCAAAGTCCTGCATCGCTGAACATCAACAGCACCAATTTCCGTATTCTTTTCCGAAACAACATCTACAATATCACAGGACTGATTCCGCTTTACGACCACAACAATTATCTGAAAATTGATAGTGAAATCAGAAAGGCAGGTGTATGCGATGACTTCAGTTGATGCTATGGCTGATGAGATTATGAAAGGTCTGACAGACTACGCTGATCTTGCAGATGAGGCAATGAAAAAGACAGTCCGAAAAACTGCCAAGTCTGTAAAAGATGAAATATCTGCAAATGCTCCAAAGCGAACGGGTGCGTATTCAAAAAGCTGGACTGCCAAAAAGACAAAGGAAAACAGCCATTCTCTTGAAATGACTGTCCACAGTAAGAATCGTTATCAACTGGCACATTTATTGGAGAAAGGCCATGCCAAGCGTGGCGGTGGTCGTGTATCCGGCAAGCCGCACATTGCTCCTGCAGAAGAAAACGGTGTGCAGTTGTTAGAACATTTGATCGTGGAGGCGTTGTCATGACTTACGAACAAATCAATGAGATGATGCAGGAGATGGGCCTGCCTTTCGCCTACCATCATTTTGCAGAGGGCGAAAGCCCTGCACCGCCTTTTTTGCTGTTTTTATCTCCCGGAGAAAATACATTTTCGGCAGATAATTCCATGTATTTCAGCTTTAAGAAACTGGATATTGAACTTTATACAGACGTTAAGAATCCTGAACTTGAAAAGCAAGTTGAACAGGTTTTGAAACGTCATAAAATCTATTACACAAAATCAGAAGTCTGGATAGAGTCCGAAAAACTCTATGAAGTACTGTATGAAACGGAGGTATAACCAATGGCGAACAAGAAAAACAAGGTTAAATTCGGTTTGCAGAATGTCTACTGGGCAAAAATCAATGAATGGGGTGAAGACCCTGACGGCAACAAGACCGTTCCTGCATATGGTCCGTCAAAGCATCTCCCAGGTGCTGTATCGCTTTCTATTGACGCAAACGGCGAGGCAGAAAATTTTTATGCGGACAATGGTGTTTATTATGTCATTAACAACAATGCAGGATATACAGGCGATCTTGAAATTGCCCTTATCACAACCGAATTTGCAACTGAAATCTTAGGAGAAATCCTTGATAATAACGGTGTTCTGGTAGAAAAGAATGACACGGAACTTGCACAGTTTGCATTGATGTTTGAGTTCTTAGGCGATAAGCACCACATCCGACACGTGATGTATTGTTGCAGTGCGTCACGTCCTGCGACAGAATCTGCAACCACTGAGGAAAGCACAGAAGTCAAGACTGAAAAGTTGTCGCTGAAAGCTACTCCTTTGCCGACAGGTCTTGTGAAATCCAAGACAACTGAAAGTACCACAGATACGGTATACAACAACTGGTTCAAGATGCCATATAATCCTGATACAGGTACGGCTTCAAAACAAAAATCAAGTAATGCGTAAGGAGTGAAAATCAATGGCTATTAAAAAGAATATTACAATCGATGGTATTGAAGTTCCTTTCAAGGCAAGTGCGGCAGTTCCACGTTTGTATCGTCTGAAATTCAGACGTGATATTTATAAGGACTTTGCATCACTGAAAACTGAAGTCACTGAGGGCGATGAAAACAAAAGCGAAATCGGAATTGAAAGTCTTGAAGTCTTTGAAAATATCGCATATATCATGGCAAAACACGCTGATTCCAATGTTCCCGACAACCCTGATGATTTTTTGGAACAGTTCAACACATTCAGCATTTATGAAATTCTTCCTCAGCTTATTGAATTGTGGGGACTGAACACAGCAACGCAAGTAGAGTCTAAAAAAAACATCGCCAGACTGACCGCCCGATGACAACCCCTCTTTTTCTCCTGAGATGCAAACAGCTCGGTCTTTCTATGACCGAGCTGGATTTGCTTACGATTGGATTAATAAACGACATGTTCACGGAACGTGAGAATGATGAATATTCAGGGTGGAATGGGGTCGCTGGACAGGCGGATTTTGATGCGTTTTGAATCAACAAATGTGTGCTTGTAACCAAGCTAATAACTGTTCAGAAGATATTTCTCCGGCAGCTACACCAAGAATCAACCGTGTTAATTCTTCACCTTCATAATCAACATCAATTCCATTTAACATTAGAAAAATAAGCATTACATGAGTTCCGATTCTCTTGTTTCCATCAACAAATGCGTGATTTTTAATTAAACTGTATCCTAACTGTGCTGCCTTATCAATTATTGTAGGATACAATTCTATTCCTGCAAATGTTTGAAACGGAGCATTCAAAGCCGATTCCAGTAAACCTTCATCACGTATTTCAGGTGAACCTCCTGACTGAGCAATGACATCTCTATGAAGCAGTATAACTTGTTGTTTTGTCAGACGAATCATTTCGCAAGCTCCTTATATACAGCAGCATTTCGTTTTAATAACTTTTTGGAAATTTCAAGAACATCTTCATCAGATGCAGTTTCATCTGTTTCGGTATCATCAAATACCCGTATTTCATAGCGTGGCTTATTGTTCTTAAAGATGATTGCTGTTCCATATTGGTCAACCGTTCTGGCAACCATAGAAAAATTCTGGTTTGCTTCGGTCATAGAAAAAATTGTGTTTGTATCAATGTTCATACGAACACCCCCTTTTTATTTATTATATCATAAAGTTAGGATAAATTCAACCTATTTTTCAAAAAAAAGTGAGGTGAAACCACAGTGGCAAACAGAATCAAGGGCATCACCGTTGAAATTGGCGGTGATACGACTAAGCTGTCAAAGGCATTAGAGGGTGTAAACAAGAACATTAAAAACACCCAGTCACAGCTAAAAGACGTAGAAAAACTCCTGAAGCTTGATCCAAGAAACACAGAGTTGCTTTCTCAGAAGCAGAAGTTGCTTGCCGACAGTATTTCTGCTACAAAAGATAAACTTGCAACGCTGAAAACTGCCGCAGAACAGGCAAATACCGCTCTTGCAAACGGCGAAATTTCTCAGCAGCAATATGATGCTTTGCAGCGTGAAATCGTTGAAACAGAAAACGAATTGAAACGTCTGGAAACAGAGGCGAAAAATGCAGGTTCTGCCCTGCAAAAAATCGGCGATGCAGGAGAAGTTCTTCAGAATGTCGGCGGTAAAATATCCGGTGCAGGTGAAAAACTTCTGCCCATCACCGC